CCGACCTTGCCGATGTACAGGTTGTCCTTCGGGTACTTGCGCTGGAGCACCTTGGCGAACATCTGCGTCTCCTCAATGGACGGGAACGCGCGACGCACCTTGACACCGCGGATGTTCGTGCGGAAGTTCACCGCAGAGTCATACTTCTCCTGCAGCTCCTTCTCGTGCTTGAGCATGAAGACCTGGTACTCCTCGTGGACGTCCGTGGCCTTCACCTCCTCGTTGCGCACCTTCACGAACTCCTCCGCGTCCTTCAGGAGGTCGTCAATCTTGATGGAGTACTTCTTGGACACGAACGCCATGAGGTGCTCAAGGCCCTTGACCTTCCACTGGTAGTCCATCCACGTGATGAACTCGCGGAAGTAGAACTCGCTCTTGTCCTGAATGACCTTCTCGGGGCTCAGAAACGAGATGATGCAGTAGCGCTGGTTCGGGACCTCGGGGTCCTCATCAAGATAGTCGATGCGGCTGCCGTCGTCCTCGGTGATTGGAAGCTGCTCAGTCTTCGGCATTTTGTGTGTTGGGCGTCCACTGTGAAAATACCTTTGGAGGATACAATGTACGACCTCTACACCCTGTCCCTCGTGTTCTTCCTGCTGTGCCCGGGTGTTATTGTCCCCGCCCTGCCTGGCAGCGTCGTCATCAGCGCCTTGCTCCACGCAATTGTGTTCTATGTCGTTGTGTATTACGTGTCCAACTACGTGAAGTGGTGGCTCGTGTGGATTCTGGCGGCCCTCGTCTTGGCGGGTCGTTTGACAATGATGCCTGCCCAATGAATTTTCTTTCGCGTCCAATGAATAAAATGGAGTCTAAGCCGAAGCCTACTGCCGCCCCTGGATTGGACATGTCGGACCTGCTGATGCGTGTCATTAAGTATGCGCTGGAGGGCCTCGCGGTGGCCATTGCTGCGTACGTCTTCCCTGGAAAGACACTGAAGGTGCAGGAGGTTGGCATGATTGCGCTCGTCGCGACGGCCACCTTCGCTATCCTGGACATCTACGCCCCGAGCGTTGGGGCCTCGGCTCGCACGGGCGCTGGCTTTGGTATCGGCGCTGGACTGGTCGGCTTCCCTGGAGGCGGCCTGAAGGTCTAAGGTCAACCAATACACTTCAATCCACCGAGAATCAATCCAACCGTCGCCGTTGTCGCCGCCACCGCGTAGCCGTTCTGCGTGTGCTGTCCAACAGTCAGAAGCGTAGAGCACGCGGGGCTCGCGGTCAGAAACAAGGACTGTCCAATCTCCTTCAGTGTGTGCGGAAGACACATCCAGTTGTGAGTAGTCATGACCGCGTAATGGACTACGTAGTTCACACCAACAGCCATCAAAACCTTACCAACAGCTTCCATTTACCTTCATCTGCGGAGAGAAAGTAAATGGGAGACTACGTAGTACGCTACCAAGGACGATGGTTTACCATCAAACCGCGTCCTTACGAGCCCGAGCGCCAAACCACGGATGTTGCGTGGACACAAGTCAAGGAAGGCGTGTCCGCCGAAGAGGCCTACCGCAGGTGGTATGAAAAGCAGCGTAGAATTTCTCACCTCTTTCAACAATGCAGTGGCTTGAGTCGGCCATCCTCCTCTTGATTCTGGTGGCGGCATACGTCTATTGGAAGCCGTGGCTTCGCCCGCCCGTGAAGGAGATGCTCGCAGGAGATGCGACGATATACTTCTTCTACACGGAGTGGTGTGGACATTCCAAGAGGGCCAAGCCCGAATGGGAAGCGCTGATGGAAACACTGCCTGCGACGTACGGCTCCACCAAGGTTGTGGGCAAGGCGGTGAACTGCGAGGAGGATGTGATGACGTGTACGGCGTATGGCGTGGACTCGTATCCGACCGTCAAGCTGGAGACCTCAGGTGGTATCGCCGACTTTACCCAGCGGGTCACCAAGTCCTCTCTCGACGGGTTCCTGACTGGAGAACTTGGCGAAAAAGCGTGAAGCCTGTTCATACCCCGTCTCCAACATATACTTCTTCTCTGCATCGTTCACATCCGACAGGGGCCCAAGCTTCGGTTCGTCAAACACCAGAACATTTGGGTAGAGTGGACGCACACCCTCGCGCACGCTTGCGTAGACGTTGCGGAAGAAGTCACTAATCGAGAGAGCGTCCACCACGGATGGAATCAATGGACCCTGCGAGTATCCGAGATGAAAGACCAAGGTGCCCTTGGGCACGACGCTGACAATACAATCACAGCTCACACCTCCATCCAGGAACACCTGGTTGTAGATGACTTGGGGCTGATAGACGAACGGAATGCACGACGATGCCTTGATAGCGGCCAACACGGGGACCTGGCCTGTCAACAGCGTGGACTTGCGCGTCGTCAGGTTGGACGCTAGAATCCACAGCTTCGTAGGGGCGTCCGCAATAACCTTTCCGCGCAGGTCAATTCCCAACCTATCAAATCCCCGCAGAATAGTCTCCTCCAGCAGGTCCATGGGGAACATGCCCTTCTTGGTCTGAAACGACATGGCTGCAGCCAATGAAATGGGTGGAACAAAACTGGACAGCACGAATTCTGTGTACAGCATGGACTCCAGTTGGTCCACGGTGAGTCCAAACGCCAAGCCCGTGGCAATGATGGAGCCCACGGAACAGCCGTAGATGCCGTCTGGAAACTCAAGGGGTTGTCGTTCAGCCAAGGCCCGCAACCCTCCGATATGAACAGCTCCACGAACACCGCCTCCGCCAAGAGCAATTGAGCGGAACATAGTATGTAGACAAGGCAAGGATGCTGAAAGCTCGTGACGTATGGAACGAGCAGGAAGAACGCAGGGAACGCCGCATGGCTGCCATGCGTCCTGTACTGGCTCAATTGTATGCAAAGATTCGTGCCCAAGCCATCCACAATGCCAATGCGCCCTACGTAGTCTTTGAGGTTCCCAACTTTGTCTTTGGGTATCCATTGTTCCAAGTATCCGAGGCTCGCGAGTACTTGACCAAGACCCTGACGGATTCTGGGTTTCTGGTCTGGCCCGTCAATGACGGCAAATACCTGCTGGTGTCATGGCTGAAGACACAGGCTCGTGCCGCTCACCGCCCGCCACTGCTGACCACGTACCGCCCACAAGTATATGACCCCTCTGTCATGGGAAGCATGTATCGGTCCTGAAAATGGAGATTGTGTCTGTAAACGTATGTCAACCACATGAACTGCGAACATCCAGACGTTGAACTGGATGAGGGACAGAAGGTCTGTGTCTGCTGCGGAACCATCCTCGGCAGCCACATTGACGAGTCAGCCGAGTGGCGCATCTACGCAGAGACAGAGGGCAATCCCAGCCGCACGGGCGGAGTGACCAATGAACTGCTGCCCGAGTCGTCGTATGGGTCCATGATGATGCGCAAGCGGACCCCTGGCCAGTCGGATGAGTCCAAATCAATCGGCAAGCTCTCGTCATGGTCACTATCAAGCCATGGTGAGCGCTCGTGGATGGGTATCTTTGATGCAATCCAAGCCTCGTGTGCGCGCATCGGACTTCCCAAGGCTATCATTCAGGATGCGTGCGCGTCATTCAAGCGAGTGGAAGATGCCCGCAAGACGCGTGGGGAATCCCGACGTGCCCTGATGGCGGGTGCTGTCTTCGTGGCCTGTCGTCAGCACAATGCGACACGGACCCACGAGGAGGTGTCCGGGCTGTTCCACGTGTCCATCCGCGCCTTGTGCAAGGGGCTGGCGCGCTTCCAATCGGAAGTGTCGTCTGTCCTGAACACACAGTTGGGCATTGCCGAGCGCATCTGTGCCGAGATGAACGTGACCGAGTCCGAGCGAACCCAGATTCTGCTGGTGCTGACGGAGTTGCCGGAGATGGAGCACACGCCCAAGACCATTGTGTCGGGCGTCGTTTGCCACGTGCTCAAGGGTCGTTTGGCTGACGTGTCCAAGGTCTCAGGGGTTTCGTCCGTATCCATTCGCAAGATGGTGGAGAAACTACACGCCAGTGCCGGCGGGGTAGAGACCAACAGCGGGTAATGGAAAGTACGAGATAGTGTACGGTACGCTCGCACCCGCATAGTTAATATTACTCCCCGATGTGGTTATGGCTGACCCTCCGCCCACACTAATTGTGCTCGCCGCAACCGAGCCGTTGTACCAGTACATCTTTACGTCAGTTGATGTCCCAACCATGGTGATGCCAATGCACAGTGTTCCAAATGTTCCTCCTCCCGTCGGAGTTGAGCCCTCACGCGAATGGCTGCCTCCTTTGATTTGCATGAACCCCGAGGTGAATGCCCGAGAATTGCCAGCCCCATCGTGGTCCAGTGACATTGAACCGTATCCATCGTTTGCGCGGAAGGTCCCGTTCACATCCAGCGTGGACTGCAGCGGGTCCATACCAATCGCCAACCCGTTTGCGATTCGCGCATACCCTGAAACGTCCAACACCAATCCAGGCACACGGCCAGCCCCGTCAATGTACTGCATGCTCGCATCAGCTTTTCCAATGGCGACTGCGTTCTGAGACAGGTCTCCCGCAATGACGACATTGGACCCTACACCCACCTGCAGCAGGTAGCTCGTGGGCGCCGTCACGGGAATTGAGTGTCCAATTGTGATGTTGCCCATGCCCGTATTCGCATTCCCCGCATTCGTGCCAATCCAGATGTTGCTGCTGCCCACGATACCGGTTGACGCCCCAAGGGCAATCGTGTTACTAGACGTGTTCCCTGCACCCCCGCCACCTGTGGGGTCCAGCCACAGACACGCAGACAACCCGATGCTTCCGGGTCCCACGTTCTTTCCGACGAACGTAGAATTGGATGTGCTTCTCACGCCAGCTGCAGTGTTGAATCCAACGGCCACCACATTGGATACGTTGGACATGAGGCCTCCAGCGCCATATCCCACCGCCGTGTTCGAGTAGCACGCCTGCAAGTTCAGGAAGTTAACGCCCGACAACAGTCCCACAAACACATTGCTGTTGGGCTCGGCGGCTCCCACGTCGGCGCGCAGGCACTCAACCAGGTTAGCCGTCACCGTGTTTACATTAGACAAGTCAAGTTGGGTGGTGAAGTTGGACGTCGCAGTCGTGTATGTATAGACTGGCCGAAAGACCGAGGTCAAATACGCCTGTACGTTGGACGTGCTACTCATTGTGTAGTATCCACACCTTTTCGTTTAGGCAATAATCGCTGTATACAGTAATGGCGTTCACTCTGTTCCCGATTAAGTCGTCCGAGCAGCACCTGTATCGCATGTACAAGCAGAGCGTCGCGGTCTTTTGGACCCCCGACGAAATTGACTTCTCCAAGGACATTGCCGACTGGAAGAAGCTGTCCGAACCCGAGAAGCACTTCATTGGCCATATCTTGGCCTTCTTCGCAGGGTCCGACGGAATCGTCATGGAGAACCTAGTGACGCGGTTTCAGGGCGAGGTGGATTCCCAAGTGGTCAAGCTGTTCTATTCCTTCCAGAACGCCATGGAGGGTATCCACTCCGAGACCTATTCCCTGCTGATTGACACGTACGTCAAGGACGAGGAAGAGAAGTCCAAGCTGTTCAATGCGATTACCACCATTCCCTGCATTGAGAAGAAGGCAGAGTGGGCCCTGAACTGGATGGGGTCGGACAAGTCCTTCGCCACCCGCTTGGTCGCCTTTGCCTGCGTGGAGGGCATCTTCTTCTCGGGTGCCTTCTGCTCTATCTTCTGGCTGAAGAAGCGCGCACTACTGCCTGGTCTGACGTTTAGCAACGAGCTCATCTCGCGCGACGAGGGTCTCCACACGCAGTTTGCCGTGGCCCTGTTCCATACGCTCAAGGACAAGATAGTGGAAGACACGGTTCACGATATCATCAAGGAGGCGGTGGAGTTGGAGAAGGAGTTCATTTGCGATGCCTTGTCGTGCTCGCTCATCGGCATGAATGCCAAGATGATGTCGCAGTACATTGAGTTTGTAGCAGATCGGTTG